AGAAAGATGTCACAAGTTTCCTTGGAGAAACATCTTCAGTGAATACCGCCTTTCAGCTGTATCGTTATAGGGACTTAGATGAGCAGTGGGTATACGTCTCATCATTCAGAAATGACGAGAGAGATGGAGGGTCATTTGTAAATGAGCATCAGCCCGGCGTCTTTGCTGGTCCTTCGTTCTGTCTTGGATACCCAAAAGACCCCGCTGCTGATTCGGGAAGCCAAGTCGTCCAGATATTCAATAAAGATGAAATGCCCCACGCAGAGTTCACTTTGGATGTTTCTGCTGGATACAGCCCGCTTACTGTTAACTTTACGAACAAGAGCGTCGGCTATTCAGAATTAAAGTGGCACTTCGACAATACCAAGACTGTGTCGTTGGGGACATCAAGAAAAGAAAATCCGACATACATTTACAGCCTCGATGATGAAAAGTATTTTTTCTTCACGGCAAGCCTTACTGCTTCAACAGAATATGGTGGAGAGAGCTATGCTGTCATGGTCGGTCCACAAGATATTATACAGGTTCGTGAACAAGAACCACAAGTGACAAACTTGAGTGCTAGTTCGTATCCTTTGATGCAAACAGCCTCATCTCACAGCACTCCTGCTTTTGGAGAAAAAACTTTTTATATCAATGGAGCTGGAACATGGCTGATAAAGAATTGGCTTGTCGAGCCAGATGACCCATTGGTTAACGTTACATCTGCGACATCTCCATACACCGCATCAGAGATATGGAAGAGGGACTCGGACGATGTCTGGACGTTTCATCAATACATAACCGGAACACAAAATACAGATGCCTTGACCACCAGCCATACGAGATTTGGATGTGCTGTTGGCATAAGTGATAGCTGGGCTGTTGCTTCTGATGTTTATTGGCAGGATTCTTCTGGAAACAGAATAGGAAAAGTTGACTTATTCAAGTACAACACCACAGATGACGTATGGAAGCATCACCAGGAAATAACTGGTGCCGTAGTGAGAGAGATGTACCCAGGACCATTGGAACATTTTGAAATGGGATGGAACGTGGCGATAACTGATGACGTAATGATTGCGAACATTCGCTATTCGACTGGCTCATTGCTTGCTTCGCATCCACACGCTCTAATCTTTAGCAAGAGCGCAGATGATGTCTGGTCGCTTCATCAAGCAGTTGATAGTCCATCACCATCAATCTATGCAGATCCTACACCGGCAACAACCGGCTCAAACAGTAACAAGAAAATAGAATTTGGCATTGCCTCGCAAAACAAGACGGGAATAAGAATAACAGATAATTTTATTTGCCTGTTTGACCCATCAGAGGGACAGTTCCCGACACTAGGAAGAACAGGCTCCGCATCCACCAATGCTATTTCCAGTTCTTTGTGTGTCTATACTCAGTCATCAGACGTATGGGGACTGCATCAGACACTTAAACCACTTAATGATGCTCCCGAGGAGTACGCAGGAAGACCACAACCCTATTTCGGATTTAGTTCTTTCGGCGTGTCAGACAGTGAAGATTGGCTGATATTCGCAGATGGCGGCATCTGGGCACAAGATATACCGACTTCCAATTGGTTCTCGTTCCCATTGACATCATACAACTCTTTGGGAAGGGCATTCGCCTACAAGAATGTATCAGGCACTTGGACATACGACCACCCAATATATACTCCATTTGTTCCACCGACTGACGATACTGGCTTTGGTGAAAATTTCTTTGCGGCAGCCAATCTTGGACAATCTGTTCTTATGAGCGGCAACGTTGCACTGATACAAGGAACCGGAATTAAAAAGTTTTTAGATACATCTTACCCAAATGCATCTATTGGGACAGCAGATCATTATTTGACCTATCGAAATGTTAACGATACTTGGACCTGGACAGGGAACTTGGCATTGTCTCGCTCTGGAGACAATGGAGGTTCATACGTGTCCACGACTTATGTAGATGGAAAGTTAATTCACGCCGACCCCGACACTGACAGCATTATGACCGTGTTCAATTCGGAATATCTTCCTTATTCCAATTTTGAAGTTCTTGGACCGACAGAAGGCTTCGAGCCTCTTAATGTTGAGTTGAGAAATAAAAGTGGATTCCATACAGCTTCTTTTTGGGAATTTGATTACTTTGAAGTATCTGGAGCATCCGCAACATCAAATGAGAATTTTGAGGTTGTATCAAATGTCTATAATGCTGGCTCAACTTTGATATATTCTCCTGCTCTGTATGTAACCTCGGCTCTGGGTGGTATTTCTCTCTCTGTGTTGAAAAATAGCGTCATTGTGAACAGTTTTGAGAACCAATGGACAGAAGATTGCAATGTTTGGACTCTCCCAAGTCAGCCTCCGCCTCCATTGTTCGCTGGAGAAAAAGAAAGAGACTTTGTCAAGCAAGTTAATGATGAGTTGTTAGAGAGAGTAATCGGGCAACAGATAGTTTATTATCCCATCGACACCAGCAAAAGCGATTTTCATCCATTGTATGGTGAGGCGATAGAGAAAACATTTTTGCCTCCTGTCCACGTGTATGTCCTTGTTGAGTGGTTAGGAACCACTGGCACGACTACAAATTATGGAATAGATAAAGTAGCAAGAGTGAATATTCATTTTCACCATAGAAGGTTGACCGCAGATCAAGATTTGTTTGTCCGTGAGGGAGACTTTATCTTGTATGGGGATACATACTATGAGATTACTGACTTGGTTCAGCCAAGAGAGATGTTCGGGCAGTATCCAACCCCGGTTGAGATAGTTGCGACCTGCGTCCAGGCAAGAGGAGGATTGTTCGGTGTCTGCTGAGACAAAAACTAAATTTGTTATTTTTGAACCCTCAACGCTTGAGAACATTGATTTCGCAATGTATGAGTGGATCAATGAGAATATGGGCGTCTCTGTTATTACGAATAATGGCTGGAAGAAGGTACCTGTTATTTGGTCTTCGGCAGAAAGAGCATATCAGTTAAAGCATAATAAGGATTTGAGAGACAAGCACGAAACTTTGATTTTGCCTCTTATAACTGTCGATAGAGTAGGAGTTTCAAAAGATTCGGACAACAAGGGATCATATTGGGCAAATGTTCCTCCGATTAATGGATACGAGCCCCAAGGAGGCTCGATTGAGATTGCGAGGCAGATAAACAAGCCGAAATCTCAAAACTATAAAGATGCCTATTCCAAAAGAACGACTGGACAAGAAACTTTCCCGACCTCCAAAGAGAGGACAGTTTATCAAATAGCCTCGATGCCACAACCAGCATATTTGACTATTAATTACGAAATAAGCATCAAAACAGAATACCAACAACAGATGAATCAAATTATGCAGCCTTTTCTTTATCTTGGAGCAGGGGTTCATTATTTTGTGATGGTGAGAAATGGACATCGCTATGAGAGCTTTTTGGAGGCTTCCGTTGGTCTGCAGAACAATGTTGCCAATATGGGCGAAGAAGAAAGAATATTTGAATCCAAAGTTAACATCAGGGTCTTGGGTTACATCTGGGGTGCGGACAAGAACCGAGAAAGACCAGCGATTTCAATTAGAGAATCAGCTGCCGTGTTTAAATTCACCTCAGAGACCATTATGGATGGAGAAGCGGTATCCGAATTGCAATCTGCATTGCTCTCGCCAACAGCCAAGCCAGCCGCAGGTCTTCTTTCGGAGCCCGATTCTGTAACTTTTGGAGCAGCAGCAGCAGCCGCCGGCGGAGCAGATGACCTAGGGGACCACGAAGCCACTCAAAATTTAGCTTTGCGTGGATATTGGATTTCTAATGATGGCGACAACGAAGGTATTAGAATAGATAATGATGGCAATATTGGCATCGGAACATCAAGCCCCGCAGCTGATTTGGATGTTGCCGGAACATTAAGAGCATCAGGTACAATCTTCTCAAGAAGGCTGGTTTCATCAGACTATTCCTTGGTCGCCGAAGACCATATTATCGGCGTGAATAGTGCTGGTGGAAAGATAAATTTATATCTTCCTCCTGCATCCACAGTATTGGCAGGACAAATCTATGTTGTTAAGGATGAGGGCGGAGCTGCGAGCACACACAACATAGACATAAATGTTGCCCCAACAAGTGGCGATTCTATTGATGGATTGCCTTTAATATGCATTGGAACTGATTATGGCGGAGTTTCCGTATATTGTGATGGCGTAAGTAAATGGTTTATTTATTGAGTTGAATTTTTTTCTTCTTTTGAGTGCCGAACTTTCTACTTACCAATGATGAAGGAAAGCCCTTCATACATAACTTTATAGGGGGAAACAAAAATATGGCATATCGTATTTTTCAACCAACTCCGTCATCGCAGTTGCCTATCAACTCCGATCTTATCCTTGAGGGTAAGATGGACGCAAATAGCGCAGAGATCGATAACGGAAATCTTGAAATCCTTGCTGGTGCTGGCGAACTTTTGATGAACGCTAACGCTATGCAAGGTGTCGCAAATGTGTATGGCGCAGCCATGCATCACTCGGCCTCTACTTCTTATCAGATCAGCTCTGCCGGTCAGATGAGAATGGATGCTGCTTCTGGAGACTATGACTTCAGTGGCGCATTCGACCTCATGGCAGGCTCGATTTCTATGAGCGGAAATATTACCGCTAACAATGACTTTGCTCTTGCTGGAAATGCTGACCTCGACGGAACACTTGACGTCGCTGGTGCAGTGTACCTCGCCGCATCGGGCGTTGCCACAGACATCAGAGGAACTCTCTCTGTTGATGAGGCAGCTACTTTCGACGCAGCAGTCCAAATTCTTGGCAACGCTGACCTCGACGGACAACTTGATGTTGCTCAAGCTGTAAGCTTGGCTGCTCCTGGCCTCCAGACACTCGTTAGAGGAGATATCCTTGTCCAACAAGGCGCTCAAATCCTCGGTTCTGTAGCCATGGCAACCACTCTTCAAGTTGATGGTGCTGCTGATCTTAACGACACTCTTGATGTCGCAGGCGCAACTAGCCTTGCTGCTTCTGGCGTCGCAACCGACATCAGAGGAACACTCTCTGTTGACGAAGCCGCAGTTTTCGATAGCACGGTGCAGATGCTCGGCGCTCTTGACGTTGATTCTACTTCGGACTTCCAAGGTGCAATGAACTTGCAAGCTGGCATCACTGTTGCTGGAGCAGCTGACCTTAACAGCTCTCTTGACGTCCAAGACGCCGCAAACTTCCAAGCTGGCGTTACAATTGGTGGTGCTCTCGACGCAAATAGCTCTGCTGACTTCCAAGGCGCAGTCAACTTGCAAGACACTTTGACTGTTGCTGGTGCTGCCGACCTTAACAGCTCTCTTAATGTTCAAGCCGGAGCCATCTTCCAGAGCACAGCCCAGATTGATGGTGCTGCTGATCTTAACAGCACTCTTGATGTCGCTGGAGCTGCTGATTTTGATAGCACTCTTGATGTTGCTGGTGCTGTAAGCCTTGCTGCTTCCGCTGTCGACACAAACATCAGAGGAACACTTTCTGTCGACGAAGCAGCCACATTCGAAGGCGCAATGGACATCAATGCCGCAATGGACATTGATGGAGACATGGACGTTGATGGCGCTGCTCACGACATTAGTGGCTCAACATCTATTTCTTTGCACGCTCCTGCTCTCGCTAGCAATGGTGCTTTGACGCACACTGGTGCTTCTAGCTTTGTCGGCGCAATGGACCTCCAAGGTGCTCTTAGTGTTAGTGGTTCTTCCCATCACTTGAGCGCTTCTGCTGGTGATATTGACCTTGTGGCTTCTTCTGGAATCAACTTCAACGCTTCGAGCGTTTCGGTTCAAGGTTCGACAAGCGCTACAGTTTCTTTCGCTAACACAGCTGGTGAGTTCTCTGTCACTTCTTCGGTTGTTGACATCTCTGGTAGCTCGGTCTACATGAGAGGCCCAGTCCAGTTCTTCGGTGCCCTTGACATTGACGCTGCTGCTGATATTCAAGGTGCTCTTAACTTGCAAGATGCTCTTACAGTTGCTGGAGCAGCTGACCTCAATGGCGCTCTTGACGTCCAAGGTGCAGCACACTTCCAGTCTTCGATTCACGTTACTGGCGCTGCTGACTATGCAAGCACTATGACTATTGCTGGTGCTCTTGATGCCAACAGCTCTGCTGACTTCCAAGGTGCTGTCAATATGCAAGACACTCTTACAATCGCTGGCGCCATTGATGCAAACAGCACTTCGGACTTCCAAGGTGCAATGAACTTGCAAGATACTTTGACTGTCGCTGGTGCTCTTGATGCTAACAGCTCTGCTGACTTCCAAGGTGCAGTCAATATGCAAGACACTTTGACTGTCGCTGGTGCAGCTGACCTCAACAGCACTCTTGATGTTGCTGGAGCGGTTGATCTTGCTGCTGTCGGTGTTGCAACTTCTGTCAGAGGAACCCTCGCTGTCGCACAGCAGGCAACCTTCTCTGGACACATTGATGCAAACAGCACTTCGGACTTCCAAGGTGCAATGAATTTGCAAGACGCCATCACAGTCGCCGGGAACGCCGACCTCAATGGTCAACTTGATGTTGCTCAGGCTGCAAGCTTGGCTGCTTCGGGTCTCTTGACAGACATTAGAGGTGAACTTTCTGTTGATGAAGACGCTGTCTTCGACGCCGCCGTTCAGATTGATGGCGCTCTTGACGCAAATGGCACTTCTGACTTCCAAGGTGCAATGAACTTGCAAAATACCTTGACTGTCGCTGGCGCTATTGACGCTAACAGCTCTTCTAATTTCCAAGGCGCAATGGTGCTACAAAGCACTATTCAAGTTGATGGAAATGCTGACTTCAATGGTCAACTCGATGTTGCTCAAGCCACAAGCCTCGCTGCTTCTGGTCTCTTGACAGACATTAGAGGTGAACTTTCTGTTGATGAAGATGCCGTCTTCGACGCTGCAGTTCAGATCGTCGGAAATGCTGATCTTGACGGACAACTTGATGTTGCTCAAGCTGCTAACTTCCAGGGTGGAGTTACAATTAGTGGCGACCTCACTGTCCTCGGTTCTACAATTTCTGCTTCGGTTCAGACCATTCTCGTTGAGGACCACACTATGGTTCTTGGCGACGGCTCGACCCTTGCTGGTGCCAACAACGGTGGTCTCTATCTCGGCTCGGACAACAAGGCATCTGCTCACGCTTATATGTCTTTTGACAGCTCGGACAGTCGCTGGGACTTCTCCCACGACGTTAACTTGGTTGCTGGCGAAACATACATGATTGGCGACACAGAAGTTCTTTCTGCTACTGAGCTTTTCCAAGGAATCATCGATTCCAGTGGCAATGCTAGCCTCGCAATCGTTACAGCTTCTGCTGCATTGATTACAGACTTGGTTGCTACTAACGCTACAATTGACAACTTGACTGCTAACAACTTGATGTTCGGTGTTACTTCGGTATCCTCGACATACACAGCATTGTCAAGTGACTACTTCTTGGCTTGTGACTCGACTGCTGGAGCATTCACAATTACATTGCCTGCTGGTTCTACCGGTAAGACATATGTCATTAAGGACGCTTCTGGTGCTGCAAGCACTGCCAAAAAGATCACCATCGCTGCTAACGGAGCAGAGACAATTGACGGCTTGTCCTCGATTGAACTCGCTTCGGAGCGTGCTGCTGTTTCATTGATTTGGGACGGCTCCGAGTGGTGTGTCTACTAATCTTTATCTTCTGATAATGATAAGGGAATTGGGGGCTTATGCCCCCTTTTCTCGTTTATTCCCAACAAAATCCTAGAATATTCTTCTTTTTCGTCGTTTGCCCCGAGGAACAACTATTTATAAATGATTAGAAGAACATTCTAGTAAATAAAAAAAACAACTTTATTTACCCAAAGGAGCACTAACAAATGTCTGTAGATAAGTTTAAATTCGTATCACCCGGTATCTTTATCGATGAGATCGATAACTCACAACTGCCCAATGTACCAACTACTCTTGGCCCTGCCATTATAGGCAGATTGCCTAAGGGACCTGGGATGAGACCCATTCAAGTAAACTCTTTTTCTGAGTTTGTTGAAGTATTTGGGAATCCTGTCCCTGGTGGACAAGGAGGGGATATTTGGAGAGATGGCAACTACACTGCCCCAACATATGCATCTTATGCTGCCCAAGCATGGTTGAAGAATAACAGCCCAGTTACAGTGGTTAGGCTCTTGGGAGATCAAAACATTGATGCAACAGAGGCGGGATTGGCCGGATGGAAAGCTAGTGAAAACACCCCGAACGTCTCATCGTCTGCCAACGGCGGCGCATTTGGATTGTTTATTGCAAATAGCGGATCAGGCGACCTTGGCAACGCTCCATTGGCAGCTATCTTTTATATCAAGACAGGGTCTATTCGACTAATTGGAGAAGAAGTAGGGCCTGCCGGTACATCTGAGGTCGAAGGCGACGCCACTATGGTTAAGTCTGTGGGCGCAGATTATGAATTTAAGGCAATTATTGAAGACGCAGATGGCACTCCGGTGTTGACTTCGTCTTTCAACTTGAATAGAAATTCTGATAAATTTATTAGAAAAGTTTTCAATACAAACCCAACACTTATCAACAGCCAGATCACCCAAGAAGGACAATCAGGATTTGGATTGGATGGAATTACATCGCCAAATAATAACCTGCAGACATATTTCTTGGGAGAAAGTTTTGAAAGATGGGTACATGATGCTCTGTCCCCTACAACTTCGTCGGCGCTTGAGCAGTATGGCGTGATTCTCTCGTTGGAGAACGCAGACGTCGACGGCGCAACATTCACTTATGGGTCGCAAGCAGCTGAGACTGGGTGGGTTATTTCGCAAGATATCACTACCGACACAGGAAGCTTCGCTCCGACAAATATGACTAATTTGTTCAAGCTGGTGGCCAGAGATACTGGCGAATGGGATCAGTCGAACTTGAAAATCTCTATCACTAATGTGCAGCAGAGTTTCAACCAGGATGTTGATCCATATGGAACATTCAGCTTGGAGATTAGAAGAGCACAGGATAGCGACGCTAATCCGCAAGTCGTTGAGAGATACACTGGATTGACTCTTGATAGAACTTCACCTAAATACATTGCCCGTCAAATAGGAGACATGTATCAAGTGTGGGACGATATCGAGAGAAGGTACAGAGTGTACGGAAACTATTTAAATGTCTCTAAGTATGTTAGAGTTGAGATGAACCCTGACGTTGAAGAGGGAGTAACTGATGCTAGGTTGCTTCCGTTCGGACACTATGGTCCAGTAAAGTATATTGACACTTCTTGGAACTCTGGGTCTGCATTGACAGGGTTTGTCAGAGGATTCGGTGACGTGCCTCAGCATTTTGTTGGCGGCACTGTATCTGGCCCCGACGCCGGCAGTGGCGGTATTTATGTGGGCAGTGAAGACATAACAGCTAGTTTCGCTTTCCCAGATACTCCTTTGAGAATTTCGTCTTCCAATGGAGGACTCAGAAAGGAGACTTTGGCGTATTGGGGAGTCAACTCTTCATTGAGAGCAGACATTAATAGATTCGATCCTGGTTACGGAGACTATTTGAGGTCTCGCCCCTTGGGTCTTGACTCTATTACTGCCGACGGAACTGTAACAGAACATTCCTATGTTTTTACTCTTGACGATGTCGCATATGTCTCTTCGAGTGATACCGGAGTTTCCAGCACAAGTGCTGAGTGGGCTGTCGGGAACAGAGTGGCAGGAAGATCAATCACTTCAGGATATTCTTCCACTTGTGAAAGTGATTGTTCCCCTTCATACACTCTTGTTTTGGATGCTGACTTTAATCGCTTCACAATTCCTCTTTATGGCGGATTTAATGGATTGGACATTAGAGAGAAAGAGCCCTTCAGGAATAGTGGAATGGTTGGCGCATCGGAAACAACTGACTATGCCTATAATTCGATTAAGAAGGCAATTGATGTAGTTGCTGATCCTGAAGTTGTTGAATATAATATTCTTGCTGTTCCTGGTGTTACCAACACTGGGCTGACAGACCACATGTTGAACGTTTGCGAAGAGAGAGGTGATGCTCTTGCTATTATTGATTTGGAAGGCGGGTTTGTTCCGTCGACAGAGAATAATGATGGCGATGCTAGCCCCGATAACAGAGGTTCTGTATCTTCGACAGTGTCTAGCATCAAGTCTAGAAAGTTAAATACAAGTTATGGATGTGCTTATTATCCCTGGGTTCAAATTAGGGATAGTATTACGAGCAGATTGCTTTGGGCACCCCCATCGGTTGTCGCACTTGGAACAATGGGATCAAGTGAGAAGAAGTCGGCTCTTTGGTTTGCTCCTGCCGGATTTACTCGTGGAGGACTTTCTGAGGGTTCCGCCGGCGTCCCGGTGTTGAATGTCAAAGATAGACTTAGTTCTTCGGACAGAGATAAACTTTATGAAGTGAATGTCAATCCGATTGCCACATTCCCAGCAGAAGGAATTGTTATCTTTGGGCAGAAAACGCTCCAGGCAACACCAAGTGCTCTCGATAGAGTTAATGTGCGTCGCCTGATGATTTACCTGAAGAAAGAAATTTCTAGAATGGCTGCTACATTGCTTTTCGATCAAAATGTTGAAAGGACTTGGCTCAGGTTTACAAGTCAGGCAGTTCCATTCTTGGAGAACGTCAAGGCTGGGTTGGGAATCACTGAGTTTAGATTCTTGCTGGACAAGACAACTACAACACCTGACCTTATCGATAGAAACATTATGTATGCTAAGATTATTGTCAAGCCTGCACGTGCTATCGAATACATTGCTCTTGATTTTGTTATTACAAATTCGGGCGCATCTTTTAACGACTAAAAGAATGTTAGGGAGAGCAATTTTGCTCTT